CAGTAGGCACACCAACAACAAGAACTATTACTTTAAAAATTAGGATGCCTGATGGTTTTTCTAACACTTCTGATGTGTTTTTTAATTGTGATGTAACTGCAATCCAGCCTGTATTTAGTTCAGGAACTTCATGTACTGCTAACACAACCTTAAATGGATCAGTACCTACTCAAACTATTACAAGAGGGGGGTCTACAGCATCAGTTACTTTATCGAGTTATTTTACAGCAGGAAGTTCTGCAATAACAGGATATACAGTTAGTAATTACCATACAGAGTTTGTAACTACTTCACTCGGAGGCTCAGGGGCAAGTCAAACATTAACATTAAATTCTTCTGATATTTGTGACACAAGAAAAATATATGTAGCAGCAACAGATGCTTTAGCTAATAGTTGTTCTGCGGTGCAACCCATAACAGTTACAATTAATGGATGTGGAGCAGCAACTTGTAGTGATAATACTTTTTCAGGAGGCTCAATAAATCAGGCAGGAACAACAATTACAAAACCTTATTC